CCAATAACTGGTTCTCTTTTGTTTTCTCCCACTATAACAAACCTCACCTCAACAAACTTTCTCGGCATCTCAGACGCAGCCATCTCAAGCGCAGCCAGTGGGAACATCACCATCAAAGGCGGCATAGCAGCTACAGGTCTAAGCTCGTTAACTCCCGCAAGCGATTACTATGTCCAAGACGATGGGACAATAACGACTGTGAGCAGCAGCGTCAAAGCGGGTAAAGCCCTGTCTGCCACAGCAATCAATTTGGAGTACACATCGTGAGCAATTTATCTGATCTACTCCCCGCAGGAGCGGCAGCAAAACAACTGACCTTCACTGACAGCGGTAGTGGGATAGCAAGCAAGAAGCCTGTGATACTGAATAGTGATGGTACGGTTGCGGAAGTTACTATTTCTTCAACTTCATTATCCGAAAACGTGGGTACAGAAGCGCAATTTACCTCTTCTGATACCGATAGACAAAAAATGGCTTACACCGAGTCTGGCAAGGTAGTAATAACTTATCAGGATACAGGTGGTAGTTACTACGGGACAGCGGTTGTCGGAACAGTTAGCGGAAACACTATTTCTTACGGAACGCCTGTTGTTTTTAACTCTGCTAGTACGTCCCAGCATGAGTGTGTTTATGACACCACAAATCAAAAAGTAGTTGTTCACTATATGGAAGTTGGGGCTGGCCCTTCATACACAGGGCAAGCGCGTGTTGGAACGATTAGTGGAACCTCTATTTCGTTTGGGACTAAGGCGCAGTTTACCGCAAATAACGTGGCTTGGATTTCTTCTGCTTTTGACACTGTAGCGGGAAAAACTGTAACCGCTTATGCCCATAGTTTAAATGGGTATGCAATAGTGGGAACAGTATCGGGGACTAGCATCTCGTTTGGATCGGAAGCTACTGTAAGAAGTGGACAAACGACAGAGTTCGCCACCGTTTACGACACTAACGCAGACAAAACAGTCATTTTATATAGAGAATCAAATATAACAGGGGCGGGAGAAGGTGTTGTCGGAACAGTATCTGGAACCAGTATATCGTTTGGTACTGCGGTGCAATTTGATTCAGCTCCAGTAACAGTGGTTGTTGGGGCTTATGATTCTTCATCAAACCAAGTAATTTGTGCCTACACTAAAGTTCACGCAAAAGTGGTTTTAGGGACGGTTTCGGGAACCTCTATATCTTTTGGAGCAATAGTTACCGCTCCTACCACTGAGAGTGCTGAGTACAACGCCGTTGCCTACGACTCTAACGTAAATAAAATAGTATTGGCGACCTCTGAGTACGGAATAGACGGTACAATAGCAACGGGTACGGTTTCGGGAACCAGTTTGAGTTTTGCAAGTCCCGCTACAGAATTTTACCCTAGTGATATATCAAACTGGAATGCTGTGGCGTATGACTCGTTTAATAAAAAAGTTGTATTATCCTATGCAAAAAACAATGCCTCTGGATACGCTTTAGTCTTTCAAACAGCGGGGACAGCGCAAGTATCAAACCTCACCGCCCAAGCCTTCGTAGGCGTAGCCGACAGCGCAATATCAGCTTCTGCTGCGGGTAGCATAATCGTGCAGGGTGGTACGGTTAGTGGTGTAAATGCAGGTCAGTCAACTAGTGTTGGCTCAGAAGTTGTTTATGAAGCTGCTCGTGCAGATCATGGTATGCCAATATTTGATTCTTCTAACAATAAAGTTGTAATTGTATATGCTGACAATGGTGATTCAGACCACGGCAAAGCAATAGTCGGCACTGTTAGTGGTAGCAGTGTCAGCTACGGAACAGCGGTTACTTTTAATGCAGCAACCACTACTCGCATTTCAGGTGCTTTTGACAGTGATTCAAATAAGGTAGTAATAGCCTATCGTGATGATGGAGATAGCAATAAAACGAAGGCAATAGTAGGGACAGTAAGTGGAACAAGTATTAGTTTTGGTTCTGATGCCACGATTACTACTAATGCAACGGGTAATCCAACGTCTACTACTTTCGACAGCAACTCAAATAAGGTGGTTGTGTTTTATAGAGACGATGGCAACAGTGAATACGGAACAGCCGCAGTGGGTACTGTAAGTGGAACGTCTATTTCGTTCGGTACGCCTGTTGTGTTTGAGAGCGCGACCATTGGAATCATACAATCATCGTCTACTTTTGATTCGTCAAATAACAAAACAGTTGTTGCGTATCGTGATGTCGGTAATTCTAGCCACGGAACGGCTATTGTTGGAACAGTGAGTGGAACTTCTATATCTTTCGGAACTGCTGCTGTATTCCATGCGGCATCAACAGAAGAAACCTTTTGTACATTTGATTCAGGCAACAACAAGGTTGTAGTCGGGTATCGGGACAATGCTGCTCCTAAAGCACTCGCGTCTAGCGTAGGCACGGTAAGCGGAACATCAATTTCTTTTGGTGCAGAATCGACAGTGCAAAGTATTAGTCTCTATATTAGTAATCCCTCTATAGCTTACAGTCCAGACGTAGGTAAAGTTGTCTTAGTTTATATGGACGCTGACAATAGTAGCTATGGTACTTATGCGGTTGGAGAAGTCAGTGGCACTGATATTACCTACGAAACTCCGGCTGTTTTTGCTGCGGCTGCTACTGAGGACTGCGGAATAGCTTATGACACTAACGAAGATAAATTTGTTATTAGTTTTAAAGATGCTGCTAATAGCAATTACGGCACTTCCGTAGTGCTAACTTTTTCACCCATAGCCTTAACAGTAGGAACCAAATACTACGTCACCACTACGGGTGGCTTTTCAAGTTCAGCAGGTGACCCAAGCGTCAATGCAGGATTAGCAATTTCAACAACATCATTACTTTTAAACGGAGACTCATAATGAGCCAGACTATTACACGAAATGACGGCAACGTAAGCGTTTATGTTTTTGACGACAGCGTTAATGTCAATTTATCAGCAACACCTAACGCGACTGTGCGTAACAATGGCGGCAACGATTTTGATATCGGTGACTTAAATGCAAGCAATGCCACTCTGCATTCAGGCGTAACTGCTCCTGACGGATGGCAGGGCGGCAAGCACACCTATGACGGCTCTGCTTGGGGCGATGTCAGCGGATGGGTAGACCCCGCAGCAGGAATGCTTGAGTCGGACAAAGTGCGCTATGCAGCTAATGCGACTTACAGCAGTACGTTTACCGATGCAGTACAGACTGAAATAGACCGTATTAAAGCTCTGTAAAGATGAACAATGAATATTTATATTCTGGTTTTGATTATCGGAGGAATTGCCGCAGTATCTGATTGTGCTGATGGCGGCTTGTGTTTCCAAGAAAAAACTACCTGTGAGACATTCGCACAAAGAATAATTCTCAACTCGGTAGACACGAACATAACCGCTATGTGCAAAAGGATCGAGAGTGATAGGTGAAGCATTACTAGCAATAAAAGCCTTGGATAGTGCATTTGTCATGGTTCAAGGTGCGATTGCTAAAAAGAAAGAAGTTGAAGACATGGCTGGAGAAGTAGGCCGTTTCTTCACTGCCAAGAAGAAAGTTGAGGAGCATATACAAAAAGCTCGTCAAGCGGGTACTGATGATTTGATGGTGGGCAGTGCATTAGAGGAAGCCATAACCATTGACCAACAGGAAGAACGTATCGAAAAAATGATGGATAAGATACGGGATCATTACTCCCGCAAAGGCCAAACGCATCGCTGGGTTAAAATTAAAGCTGAAGCGGCTAAAATTGAGAAAAAACGAGCTGTTAAAAGAAAACAAAAAGTAGCGGCTCAAAGAGAAGAAGACATGCTAATCAAACAGTTAGCAACAGTGTTTGCATGTATAGTAGGCACGGTTATTTTTATCTTTGGCGCAGTGTTTTTAATATTTGGATTAGGTGGTGAGTGATGAAACTAGACCCTGTGCTACTTAATATGGCTTGCTCGTGGAGTATGAAGGCATACGATGATGAGAACAAAAAGTCCATCAAGATAGAAAGCCGCCTGACCTCCACTACTGTCTATGTAGCCAAGCGTAAGACGATAGATGTGATTGCGTTCAGGGGTACACAGCAGGGCCGGGATTGGCTAACTGATGCAATGGTACTACCCGTACCTTACGCGGGTAGACTGTGCCACGGCGGGTTTGTAGCTGCTCATGCTTCAGTATGGCGTAAGATTAAAAAACACCTGGATATGAAGAAACGTACACTAGTCTGTGGGCATAGCCTTGGTGGTGCGTTAGCAGAGCTAACAGCGGCTAAGTTGTGGAAGAAACACCCCAATATTAACCTTATTACCTTTGGTAAACCGAATACGTTCTTCAAGGGTTTTAAACGCCCTATGACTTTAGACAAACAAATTTCCTGTGTAGCGGGTTCTGACATGGTGGCGCGTATACCTCGTATTTGCTACGGCCCATCTAAATCACAAACCATGTTGTACTTTGCTAATAATGGGCAAGACTTAATTGACCCTGAGAAACAAGTACGTGACGAAGACAGAGGTGGGTTAAAAGACCGAATTACTGACCACTTTATGGAAGGCTATAAAGAACGGTTAGAGGGGTTCTTAGATAACCAAGACAAAGAACTTAGTGAAGACGAAGTAAAAGAATTGAAAACACTTATTGATGAGGTTGAAGATGCTTAGAATTGCTGCGTTGTGTGTACTAATGGCCGGGTGCTCTGTGTCCGAAGACATGATTGCCAACAAGGAATTGTACTGTTCTGGTGTGTACAAAGGCATACGGGCTGTAGGGCGCGTCACTACTGAAGTTACTACAGGCGTTAGGATTCCTGACGTATGCGATACGATTGATGAGATCGTGGAGGAAGACTCCACGGGAAAGTAATTAACAACGTTGAGGCGTTGATTAAACTATGGTTGATGTTATATGAAACTAGGTGGATTACTTAAATCTCTTGCCCCTACTATAGCCAGCGCAGCAGGTGGGCCTATGGCGGGTATGGCAGTCAAGATGGCGGCACAAAAGCTAGGTGTACCAGACGCTACAGCCAATGAAATAGAAGACTTAATTGAGGATAAGCCTGAAAAAATGGTGCTTCTTAAAGAGGCCGACAAGGAATTTAAGGATCGCATTAAAGAAATGGAAATCGATTTAGACAGTTTTAAGTCTGAATTAGAAGACCGTAAACATGCAAGAGAAACTTTTAAGAACGACTGGACTCCTAAAGTTTTTGGGATACTGGCGTTACTGCTGTACGGAGCGTATGTCTTAACAGTAACAATAATGCCCCATGACCAGAATGATGAGACTATTATCTCACTGGTGTTAGGTCAGCTATCAGGGATTCTGGGGACTATGGCAGCATTTTGGTTTTCTGGGTCTAGTACGAAGTGAGCAACATGAAAAAGTTAATTGCCATGTTAAAGCGCCATGAAGGTGTAGAAACTCATGCTTACGAGTGCTCAGAAGGGAAGATTACTGTAGGAGTAGGGCGAAACATTGACCAGCGCGGCGGCATGGGTCTGTCAGAAGATGAAGTAGAATACTTACTGGAAAACGATATTGAACGTGTTATCAAAGAGTTAGCAAAAGAATATCCGTGGTTTAACAAGCTAGATGATGTACGCAGAGATGCTATGATTGACATTAGTTTTAACCTGGGCGCAACAAGACTCAGGGGTTTCAAACGCGCTTTATCCGCGATGGAACGGGAAGAATATGCAGAAGCCGCTACGGAGTTCTTAGACTCACGTTGGGCTAAACAAGTAGGTGGTAGGGCATTAGAACTTACTGATCTAATTAAAACAGGCGAATATGCGGAATAAGTATGCCTCTTAAAAAACTTCAATTAAAACCAGGGGTTAATCGTGAAAACACCCGCTATACCACAGAAGGTGGGTGGTATGAGTCTGACAAGGTGCGGTTTCGTCAGGGTATGCCTGAGAAGATTGGGGGATGGGAGCGCATCTCTGCTAACACGTTTCTAGGAATATGTCGTTCGCTATGGAACTGGATTACGTTAGGCAAACAAAACTTAGTTAGTGTAGGAACGCACCTAAAGTACTACATAGAGCGTGGTGGAGCATACAACGACATTACCCCTATCAGGCTAACTACAGCAGCGGGGGATGTAACCTTTGCTGCCCTTAATGGTTCTCCTACGCTTACGGTTTCAGATACAGCTCATGGAGCAGTAGTAGGGGATTTTGTTACTTATTCAGGTGCGGTGAGTCTGGGCGGTAACATAACAGCCGCTGTGCTTAATATTGAGTACGAAATAGTCAATGTGGTTAACGATGATTCCTACACCATAACCGCTGCGGTCAGTGCTAGTGCAGGAGATACAGGCAACGGTGGAGCCTCTACAGTAGGTGCGTATCAGTTGAACACCGGGTCAGCTACAGGTGTACCGTTTACTGGTTGGGGCGCAGGTACATGGGGACAAGGCACTTGGGGTAACGGTGGTATAACTACTTCCCCTATCAGGCTTTGGAGTCAATCAAACTATGGTGAAGATTTAGTATTTGCTTATCGTGGTGGGCCATTATGTTACTGGGCAGCAAGTACGGGTGTAACAGTGCGGGGTAAAGTAATTGATACTGTCAACTACCCTACTTCTACTGATGTACCTAGCATTACAAATTTTGTAACTATTTCAGATATTTATCGTTTTGTATTTTGTTTTGGGGCTAATACTTTAGGTACAGCAGTTCAAGACCCTATGCTTATTCGGTGGTCAGACCAAGAAGATGTGTTTAATTGGACCCCTTCAGCAACTAATTTTGCTGGTAGCCAACGTCTTTCTCGGGGCACAGAAATTATAACTGCCAGGCAAGCGCGACAAGAGGTGTTGGTTTGGACAGATGCTGCTTTGTATTCTATGCAATATGAAGGTGGAGATGCCGTGTGGAGCGTTCAATTACTAGGAGATAACATATCTATTGCAAGTCAAAACGCTACTGCATACGCAGGTAGTACTGCTTATTGGATGGGTAAAGATAAGTTCTACAAGTATGACGGTACAGTAATGACGCTACCTTGTAACGTTAAACGTTATGTTTTTAATGACATAAATACCGACCAATTTAACCAAGTAGCAGCTGGGACTAATGAAGGATTCAACGAAGTCTGGTGGTTTTATCCATCTGCTGGAGTTACCACTAATGACCGTTATGTAGTGTATAACTACCAAGAAAATGTGTGGTACTACGGCACGTTAGCTAGAACTGCTTGGTTAGACTCAGGACTGCGGGACAGGCCCATAGCCGCTACATACAGCAACAACTTGGTAGACCACGAGAAAGGCAACGATGACAAACAAACAGGTGTAACGGCTGCTATTACTGCCTCTATTACCTCGTCTGAGTTTGATTTAGATGATGGGCATAGTTTTGTACTAATTAACCGGATGCTGCCTGATGTAACTTTTGATGGCTCTAGTGCTACTAACCCAGCAGCTAGTATGACTATATCACCTATGGCTAACTCAGGATCGGGGTACAACAACCCACTGTCTGAGGGGGGTAACTCGTCAGCCACGGTAACTCGGTCAGCTACAGTACCTATAGAACAGTTTACAGGACAGGTGTACTTACGAGTGCGAGGTAGACAGATTGCCTTTAAGATGGAGTCTACAGCGGAAGGAGTAGCATGGCAGCTTGGCTCCCCACGCTTAGATATGCGTCCTGATGGTAGACGCTAATGCCTACCTCAACAGATAGCACGAGTCGAGTAGTTGCGCCAGCTTTACCCACTGGCCCAGAAACGTACAGTAGAGGGTATGTAGATCGTTTTAATAACATTTTACGTCTATATTTCAACCAGATAGACAACGCATTGAGGAACGCTGTGGCAAATACAGTCCCCTACAATTTAAGAGTTGCCCAAGGCCAAGTATCAGGGGCTACTGCCTTGTATCAATTTGGTTTCAATGCTGATGTAGACATTACTGAAGAAACCGTGTGGTCAGAGGGTGGAAACTTTACTTACCCTGGTGCAGCAGGAGAGGTGTATATCTCTAGCAGCGATACCAACGATATAGCCACCACAGGTACTGGAGTACGTACCATTAAGGTACAGGGTCTGGATGCTAATTACTTGCAGATTGAAGAAGACATTGCAATGAACGGTCAAACACAAGTAGTTACTACTAAAGAATATCTAAGAATATTAAAAGCTTACGTCCTTACTGCTGGCTCAAACGGAGGAAGTGCAGGGACTGTTTATGTGGGTACAACTGGGGCTACAGCGGGTGTACCTCCTACTGTGTACGCTAGTTTTGGTGACTCTAACCAGACGCAGATGGCCGTCTACACAGTACCCGCAAGTAAAACTCTGTACATAGATGAGATAGCATTTACGGCAGCCATAGCTTCGGCCACTAATTCTGCGACTGTTAAGCTTAAGACACGGGAGAATGCTACTAACGCCTTTAGAACACGGTTTATCCAAGTGCTGGAGAGCAATACCACAATAGCACCGTTTACATATTCTTTAGCCATACCAGCAAAAACAGACATTGAGTGTCGCGCCATAGCGACTACAAACAACAACCAGATAAGCGCCTCATTTGAAGGCGTGTTGATAGACGGATAAGCAATGGATGATGGGTTAGATAGACTACTAGGATATATCCAAGACACAAGTTTTATCGGGTCTAGTGATGCTCCTTATGCTGGCACTGGTAGTGGTTCTGATGATTTTAGGTTTTATGATCCGAGCACTTTTAAAAATAACAAAAAATCAACTTCTAATGACAATTTCAGGTTTTATGACCCTAGCACTTTTAACAATATGGCAGGTTTGCCTTCTCTTGTTGGATCAAACACTACACTTGATAGTGACCCTGCCGCAGGTAGGGGTACTACTGGCTTATATGATGCTGATGGGAATTACATAGCTCCTAACGATTACCCTGGCGGTCAAGATGCTTACAATAAAATGGTAGCGCAAAAAAATGCAGAAGCGGCAATTTTAAGAGCGGCATCAGGAGACAATTTTGATTTTGGGTCAGGGACTCCTGCGTATGACATGGATATGCTTTCTAAAGTAATGGGCTTTGAGCCTGATCCAAATGATCCAAATTTAATAAACATTCCCACAAACACGTTAAATATAACCCCGGACGCTATTTATGACTCAATAAGACAGGCATCTATAGATCAGGCAACCCAATACGGTGGAGAGGGGTTTCCAAGCGATTCTATGCAAGATACCTTTTATGATCTTGTAAATATTGCTGAAATGAACCCGGTTAAATTAGATAGTAGCTGGATTGGTGGTATTGAAGATTTAATAAATAGTGGAGCGTCCCAGCAAGATATTTCAGATGTTTTAAATGAAGCAGGGATTTTTCATGACGCTACAACACTTGACCTAGAGAAAGGTACTGATGCTGGAGGTCTACTCTCAGACCGAGTAAAGGTAACTCAGTCAAACATTGATCAACACGCAAACGCTGAAGCACAAAAGGCTGCTGCCGCTGCCGCTGCTGATGCCGCTGCTAATAGTGCTTCTGGTGCTACTGGTGGTACTGATGGTGCTACTGGTGGTACTGCTGGTGGTACTACTACTGGTGTTACTACTGCTCCTGCTACTAGTGGCACTGCTACTGGTGGTAGTGGGGCTTGGGAATACGATTCTACTACGGATACATTTAATTATAATTATTATGATTTAGATGGGAAGTTAATAAGAACCACTGACAAAATTGGTCGAATGGTTGTTGTAGGGGCTTCTGATAAAACTTTTAAAGATGGTGAAAAAGTTAACGTTTTAGTTAATGCTGATGGCACTGCTACTTTGGAACATGGTGGAACTACGGGTACTGGTACATCAACAACTACTGTTACAGGCACTATTGTTACAGGGGTTCCAAACATAATTATACCTAATACGGGTACAGTAACGGGTACAGTAACGGCTACACCAACAACTACTGTTACAGCCACACCAACAACTACTGTTACAGCTACACCAACAACTACTGTTACAGGCACTACTGTTACAGGGGTTCCAAACATAATTATACCTACTACAGGTACAGTAACGGGTACACCAACAACTACTGTTACAGGTACTACGGGTACTACGGGTACTACGGGTACTACAGGAACAAGTACAGGTACAGGTACAGGAACAGGAACAGGTACAGGAACAGGTACAGGTACAGGAACGGGTACAGGAACAGGAACAGGAACAGGTACAGGAACAGGTACAGGTACAGGAACAGGTACAGGAACGGGTACAGGTACAGGAACGGGTACAGGTACAGGTACAGGAACGGGTACAGGTACAGGAACGGGTACAGGTACAGGAACGGGTACAGGTACAGGTACAGGTACAGGAACAGGTACAGGGACGGGTACAGGGACGGGTACAGGTAGAGCGGCACCTGCTAGTACCTTTCAACCTCAATTTCGTATAGTGCGGGAAGAACCAGGAGAATTAGTAGATATTGGTTCTATATATGGATCTCCATATGGCGAAGCGGGTATCTTAGACGCTAATGTAGATAATGAACTTGATCCTGTTGCAGCTCTATATTCTACTTTAAGAGATGATGGTATAGTTGGAAATAAAGAATTTGACGAATTATTACGGTATTTAAGAGGATAATATGGCAATTACCATACCTGATTATAGGGGTGTTCGATCAATTGTACCTAATACTTACGATGTTGATCGCAGACCAGGTAGTGGTGGGCAACGATACTTTACCGATATGGAGTTTGTGCGAGGCCCACAATTAGATAGGCTAACAGAAACTACTGAAAAGTATGATGGGCCTGGGCAAGCTGCGTATGAAGCGCGTTACAACACTGCAATGGATGCATTGCTACAAGGCGCTAACACTCGTGCGACTAACCAACAAGCTAGTCTAGCGGCGGCTAATGCGGCCAACCCAGCTCGACAAGGTTTGTCAAGTTTGCAACGAGTTACGGACACTGCTTTAGCTAAAGATATAAGTGGCATACTCGGTAGTAATACCACAGATCGACAACAAATAGATCAAACAATAGGGTATATGAACGAAAATGCTATTTCACCTTACAGGCTTTCAAAAGCTACTACCACGCCACTAGCTAACATACAAAACAGTATGGGGCCTTATTATCAAACCCCTGCGGAACAAAAACTTAATGCTACTCCCAATTTGAATATACAAAATACGCTTAAGAGTGCTCTGGCTTCAGCAAAAAACCGAGCTTATGGTAATCCGTTAAGCTCTATACCTAGGGATAACGACTACTCGCCCACAGAAATTTCAGCTGTGATTGAAATGTTTAAAAATGGGGCAGTTACAAGTGAACAAATATCTAATTATTTTGGTCGTCCTATAGAAGAAATCCAAGAGTTTTTTGCTGCCCAGACTCCTACTTTTCAAAGAGGTGGTTTGGCTTCATTAGGTGGTAACGGTTACTACTTAGGTGGCGCAACTGATGGCATGGCAGACCAAATACCCGCTTCTATTAATGGTACCCAAGAAGCTAGATTAAGTGATGGTGAATTTGTAATACCAGCTGATGTAGTAAGTCACTTGGGCAATGGGAACTCAGAGGCAGGAGCTACTCAGTTGCATGGGATGATGGACCGAATACGTAAAGCTCGTACTGGTACTACTAAACAGGGTAAAGAAATAAACCCTAACAATTTTTTAGCGTGAGGAAACACTAATGGTAGATTTGGTAGCCAAAGATCCAGTTGGTCAAGTAGCAGGTACTGAAGAGAGTTTGTCTTCGTGGGCTGCACCTTATGTAACGGACATACTTGCAAAAGGTAAAGCTTTAGCGAATCAACCGTACCAGGCTTATACAGGCCCGCTTACAGCGGAGCAATCTGATTTACAAACTAAAGCTTTTCAAGGTATTGCTGGGTTGACCGTGCCTACTGCACAGATGGGAGCTTTCACTCCCACATCGTTTACCTCCGGTACTACTGCTACTGACTATATGAACCCGTACCTTCAAGCTTCGTTGGAGCCCCAATTAGCTGAAGCGCAAAGACAAGCCCAAATACAACAACGACAAAATGCTTCTAGGTTGAGTAGAGCTGGTGCATACGGTGGCTCACGGCAAGCAATTATGGATGCAGAAACGCAACGTAGTTTGTTAAATAACCTTTCAGGCATCACTGCTACAGGATATAACACGGCATTTGATAAAGCCCAAGATCAATTCAACACTGAACAAGATAGGTTGCGCACCGCTCAACAAGACAATAATAGGTATGGTTTGTTAGCACTAGATCAAATGCTTAACTTTGGTGATAAGCAACGTGGTATTGAAAGTGAAGGTGTTGAAGCTGATTATGCGCAGTTTAAAGAAGAAAGAGATTTTCCGTATAAGCAAGTTAACTACCAAAAAGCTTTGCTTGATGGGTTGCCTGTACAAAAACAAACAAGAGATTATATTGAACCTAGTGGGCTTTCTGAAATATTAGGGACTATAGGTGCAGTAGGAACTGCGGGCGAAGGTATTAACAAATTTTTAAATGCCGCATTCCCTTGTCCTCAAGGTCAAACACGCAATATATTCGGTAACTGTAGTTAATTAAGAGGTTGGCGCAATGGCGTATGGTATTGGTCAAGAAATAGAAGAACTAACTGAATTAGGTGTACCCGCACTTACTCAGATGCAGTCTGTTAACCCACAGTTAAAGTATGCTTTAGCGTTACAAGAAGCAACTAATATTGTTAATGCGGCTGCTCGTGAGCGGGACATGGCAATGGAGCAACCACAGCCTCCACAAGTAGTGGGGCAGTTAGAACAAGGTTTGGCTGAAAGATTAATGCCTGGAGCCCAGCAAATGGCTCAACAGATGCCTCCTCAACCCATGCCTATGCAGCCAGGAGTAGCCGGTGTGCCCGCCCCTAACATGATGATGGCCGGTGGTGGGATTGTTTCTTTTGCGGATGGCGGTAACGTTGAAGGCAACAATTTTAGTCGGCAGGAATTTATGTATGGCCCATTACTTAAAAACCTAGGTGTAGGGCCAATGTATGATTTTGGTGGTGAGCTAAACGAAGACTTTATGAACAGGGCAAAGAAACGAGCTGCTGTAGAAAAGTATGGGCCAGATGCTGCTATGCCAGTAGGTAGTAACCAACCTATACCTATGCTTATGCAAAAGTACGGCAGTGAAAGAGTAATGGAGTTTCTTGAGGGGCAAAAACGTTTTAATGAAATTGAAGGGAACGTATCGCCTCAAGCTAGAGAACAGTTTGAGATGGAAAAAGCTAACTTTATGTCACGGTTTAGTGACATGGTAGAAGATATACGCCAAACCCAAAGTGGTTCCCTAGACATCAGTGAAGAAGTTTTAAATTTTGATAAAGGTGGGCTTACTTCTATAGACCCTAGGATGCTAGGCACACCGTTGTTGCCGCCAGTAACGGGCTTGCTTGATGCAGCACAAGCGCAAGAAGGTTTAACCAATATTGAAAATGAAGAAAGTTTTTTAAGCAAGTTGAAAAGGTACCCTTTATATTCAGATGAAGAAGGGCCTTTTATGAAACAGTTTCCAGAAGTTATACAAAAGGTAAGGCGGTATCTCCCCGATCAAGTGCAAAATGCGCGATGGTTTAGCAACGAAATTTTATTACCTGAACTTAAAGCTGCTGCTGAAAATGATCCAACTATTAGAGAAAGATTTAATAGGGCTTTTAGAGAAGCGCGTAGCAAAGGGCGTGAAACTTTTGAATTTATGGGTGGGGATTACCATACTAAATACGTAGAAGAAATGGCTTCTGGGGGGATAGTAGGTTTTGCTAACCGTGGTTTAGTAAAAGCAGAAGATATAGATATGGATAACCTTCTTAACGCTTTGATGATGACGGAAAGCGGTGGTGATCCCAATGCGGTTGGTAATATGGGCGAGTTAGGTGCGTACCAAATTAGACCTTCAACTGCGGCACAACCGGGATTGGGTGTAGCTCCTTTTACAGGCGATCTTTTTGACCCCGAAGCTAGTAGAAATTTTTCTAGAGAATACCTTCAAGCTTTGCTTGACCGATACAATGGAGATGTTGAAGCAGCCCTCATTGCGTACAACGCAGGTTACCAAAATGCTGATAACTTTGTAGCGGGTGGTAGAGATTATGAAGAACTTCCTCAACCTGACACAACTAGACCTCATGTGCGTAAAATAATGAGTAATGCTAATGCCGATTCAGCTAACGACCTTATTGCTAGAAGAACTTTAAACCAAGAAGCAGATGCCGAAGCAGAAATGAATTTACTTGATGCAGCACAAGATAGAAGAGATGCGTTCTTTGACTTACTTGATAGTGGTGGAGAAAAGGTATCACCTGGAGAAGAAGCGGCTATGAGGAGAAGAGCTTTACGCGAGGAAGGGGTTCCGCTTGGCGCACCAAACAGAGAGTTGCGCATGTTGTTGCCCGAACTAGCTGAAAGCTACGATGCAGAACAGCAAGCAGATGCTGAAGCAGAAATGAATTTGCTTGATGCAGCGCAAGGTAGAAGGGATGCGTTCTTTGACCTAATTAATAGTGGTATGGAATCCTCAGATACAGATGCAGCTTTGGGGTTACTTGAAAGCATAATGGGGCCTACTGAGTCAGAAGAAAACACTGGAGAACCTATAAGTGCTAACCCTTATGGGACATCTAAAATTAGACCTAGATACCAACTTGAGCCTGAAGAACCTCCTGTACAAACACAAGAAACTATTGATGGGTATGAACAACTCTCAAGGGTTTCTCCTAACCCTTTAGGAAGAAATCGTGAAGTATACCAAGCCTCTACAGCTGATGAAGACTTAATGGGTAGGAGAGGACAACAAACAAGAGATTGGAATGAAGAAGGTTTTGCTATCGCCCAACGTTACGCTGATGCTATGAGTGGTGGAACTATCCCAGTGGATAGTCCATTTTTTAACACAACAAACATTCGCAGGGCTTTGGCTTCCGATAACCCTGCGCTTACTTCATCTATGCGGCAAACTTTAGCTAAAAAGATAAACGTTGAAGAACCTGTTGATTTAGTAGAAGAGTTAACTGCTAGTGGTTCTGATGGTTTTAGGTTTTATGATCCGAACACTTTTAACAATACTGAAGAGATAGTAGAGGAAGATCAGAACGGTAATAATGTAATAGCCGAAATTATTGAGCAACAAATGGAAAGTGGGGCTAAAGGCGCTCCGGGTTCGGATGCTAAATTTAGAACCCAAGAAGAAATTATTGCCGCAGAAGAGGGCAGAGATGGTGTAAATACTGGGTCAGGTAGGTATGAAGTTATTGGCACTGGTGACAATAATTCGATTGCGCAACGTCCTATGTCTATCCAAGAACAGTATAACCAACTTACACAACCACAAAGCGGCACCGAAGCTTTCTTTGATTTGCTTCAGACGTTAGGTGGGGGTGCTGGTAGAAGTAAAGGGTATGAAGCAGCGGGTATTATGCAACAGGCTCAGGATCGTGACCAATTAGAGCAAATAGAAGCGTTAGCACTTATCGAAGCACAAAACAGAGCAGATGCTATTGATGCTCAAAATCAAACTGACCAAAGTCGTTTTATTGACCGCTACATAGCAGCTAATAGGGGAGGAGAAAAAACTCCCGCACAATTGGGGGTTGAAGCAACCCAAGTTTATCTCCGAGCTAATAACATTTACGCAGGGCAAACAAATAGAATTGAGGGTTATTCTGACATGGTAGGACAACTAATGGACCAGCCAACAAACCCGCTTGTTAGAGCACATGCCGAGGCCGTGAGGAAATATGGAGCCGAGTCAGACCAAGCGAATACTGCTTTTGAGGTACTATTAGACACCGCGCAGGACGTATACGAACGTGCATACGAGTTGCCGGGACTCTAAATGCCTGAATATACCATTCAAGATGATGCTACGGGACGTGAGCTGCGAGTTAGGGGGCCAAAGCCCCCCACGCCTGAAGACATGGCTACCATCTTTGCTGAGACTTATAAGCGTGAAGGGTTTACCCCACCGCCGTTTGAACCAAGGGAACCTGTTGTCCCTCCTCCTATCGAAGAAGTGGTTCCCCAGGCAGTCCTCGAACCTGTAGTTGAACCACCCCCTGAACCACCCCCTGAACCACCCCCTGAAATAGAAGATCAGTCTTTCTTACGTCCTGTTGCTGACGTACCTTTGCAGGTTGGTAAAGGTGCTACTTACGGCGTGCGTGCTATAACTGAAGCTTTTGGTGCAGATAACCAAGTATCAGAAAACTTACGGGGCATTGAGGACTTATTAGATAGTTTACTATCGGCGCAATCTAAAGGTGATAGTGCTGAAGTTGCAAGACTACAACAAGAAGCCGAAGACAAAGGCGTAGGTGCCCAAGTAGTGGCGGCTTTGCAAGGCATTGCTACTGCACCTATAGACTTTATGGCTAACGCGGTAGGTACAGTTATCCCCGTAGCTGCCGCTGCTTTATTGGCTGGTTTAGCAGCCCCTGCACTAGGAGTCGCAGTCCCTGTAGCAGCAGGTGCAGCTGCGTTAGGCATGGGTACCATAATGGGAGCCGGTATTGTTAAGGGAAGTATTTTTGATGCTGTTAAGGAAGAGTTAATAAAGCAGGGAATCTCAGAAGAAGATGCTGAACGAGTCGCTCAAGAAGCTCAAGCTTATGGTGGAGAAAACTTAGACCAGATTGCTCTAGGTGGACTACTAGGAGCTTACGCTTCCAGGGCAGGTTTGGAACCTTTGTTGGCTAAGACATTGGTTAAAGAAGTCGCAGAAAATGTAGCAAAGCGAGGCGTGTTAGCGAGTGGCGCTGTAGCCGCAGCAAAAGAAGCAGGGCCTGAAGCCTTACAAGGTGCACAAGAACAACTTGCCAGAAACATAGCTTTGGGACGCGAAGAAGCTGTAGAGGCCGAAGTGCCTTTGATGCGAGGTGTAGTCGGTGCGGGAACTTTAGAAGGGTTAGCCGGTGCATTAGCAGCCGGTCCACTGGGAGCTTTGCAAGCGGCACAACAAACAGAAGACACTGAAGGGCTGGATACTCCTCCTGATGATCCTACCCCTACCCCTCCCCCTCCTGCTGATGATCCTCAAGACACGGGAGAACCCGGAGCACCTGATGAAACAGCTAGTAGGGACGCGGATGTTGTTGCGGGCAACATAGACCCAGAAACTGGGGAGATAATAACGGAGCCTCCACCCGCTGGAGAAGAAGCAGACGCGACTGTAACAGCCAAGGAAGAAGATGAAGCATATGAGTTCCCTGATTTTGATGCGTTAGATGCCGAAAGTGGTAGCACAGCAGCTAGGGCAACGGCAGCTAGGCTGAGTGAGGAAGAAGGGGAAGGAACATTCGCCGCAAAGAAAATAGAAACAGGTACACCCAAAGAAACTTTTTATCATGTGACCACTGAGGACAACGTTCCCACAATACAACAAAACGGGTTACGTGCAAGGACTAGCACTAAAGGACAATTTACTACCCGTGGAAAAGAAACTCCTAAAAAAGTTTATGCTTTTTCAGATAAAGGAGATGCAGATAGATGGGCAAGTAGGATGAACTACGAACTAGGTGTTCCCATAGAAAATTTAAAAGTTGTTTCATTTGAAAGTGACATTGAAAATGTTCAAAAGGATATGAACACTGAAATGCAGATGACATACTCCAGTGCAGTTATAAGCAACACAGATGTATCCCCCTCCAATATTAAAGAAGTAACTGCACCTGGAGAACCTACTTTAGCCAAAGATAGGGCTCCTTTCGGACCCATCCCTGTTAAAACTTTGTTTGATAGTGAAGGGAATACACTAACTACTCAAACTGCTGAAACCCCGACAATTGTCCCTGATGCAAAGAAAAGCTCTGGTGTGGATACAGCTGCCGAACCTAATTCAGCTTTTGCAAATATCCGTAATGCACGGCAAGCCGTAGAGTACATTAAGAAAAACACATCCAACAAATTACTTAGGAATTTGGCAAACCGATTAGCTCCTCTCATGGGCAATACTAATTTTGTGGTTGTCACTGATCCTGAAACTCAAATAGCCAACCCTGCTACCCGTGCTTTATACAATGAAGCTGATACTCAAGGGGTATATGAGAACAGCTCAGACACTATGTACTTACATCCTGAAAAAGGGTTGAACGAAGAAGTAATACTCCATGAAGCTACCCACAAAGGGACAGTAGCTAAAGTAAACATCTATGAAAACCAAGACCCAACTAATGAGGGCTTGACTAGCAAAGAAGTCGAATCCTTGGACAAATTAAAAAGTCTAATGGAAAAAGCTGAAGCACGGTATAAAGCTAAGGATAAAGCGGGCACCTTAACAGACACTGACAGAAACTTATTTAATGCCGGTGCATTCAATGATTTAAATGAATTCATAGCTTACGCAAGAACTAACGAAGCCATGCAACAGTTCCTTAACGGGGAGCCCAGTAG